AGCAGCATTCAAATCTCTGTTGTGAATAGTACCGCACTCTGGACAAGTCCATTCTCTAATGGCAAGGTTCTTAGTTGCGGTATTTACATATCCACACTCAGAACAAGTATAAGCCTGTTTGAACCAGCCTAAACGGAGAGCAAAAGAAGAACATTATCGCCCTCCACTACCATCCCGAGGCCATCAAAGCCCTCGTACATGAACTCAAAGAAGGGATGAAAGAGGACGCTCCCTCCTACAACCTCCTCACTGACGTAGAGGTGTTGGTGCACTGGGCACTCAAACGCCTTCCACTTGTTCCACCGCCCGAAAAAAAGCCCGCATCTGACGAATCAGACACGAGCAAGAAAACGGATTAGGTGAAAAAAGCACTGCAAAGTTACACCAATTTTTTGTAATTGCAAATCTTTTTTCACCAGTTCACACGGCCTACAATCGGTATAACAAGTATAATACACCAAGACGAAATTGGGAGGGTTTAAGGCCCTCCCTTTTGCGTTAATTCCGTCTTTTGATACCTCTACGCATTTGTGAATAAGGCTTGGTATTACCATCCGCAATTTCGTGACAGACCACTGCCGTAAGTGCATCTTCGGCATCGTCTGTGGTGTTTGCCCTAAACACCCTAACAAAGTGATTGATATGGTTTGCGAATTTTTCCCACCTTGTTTCCCAACCAACAGGGAACACTATTGATTGCATCACCAGTCCTGCATTACTTATAATCCTCGCTTCCTTGTTGGTATGAGAGAAGAATGTTTCAACTTGGCATCTTACCCTCTTTGCCACCTCTCTTGCGAACAATTCTCCGCCTGCGTTGGATTCAATATACGCCTTCTGCGTTCCGTTGGTGGACAACTGCATCGGAAGGGTATTGGTGGTTATTTCCGTTCCCTCTTGCGTATAGAGAACATCCGTCACCAAAGCAAAAAGAATAGGCTCATATCTATGCTTCTTCTCATTAAAGACCATATTCGGGGATTTGTAAATATCGTAACAGATGGAACATAGATAGTCCGTTCCCTTGTCCGCCACATCCACGCAAGCCCCTCGCCTTACGAATGTGCCATAATCGCTCTTTGATACATAGGTCTTGAATGTGCCATAGAGTTTACTTTCCTCGCTCAAAGGATTGCCTTGGAAGAGACATTGGAATTGCACTGGGTCAAGATCTTGTTGCTCTAATAGTTTCTTTCGACTATGCTTATTTTCCCATAGTGCCTCACCTTCTTCTCTTGGGTCAAGTTCCGTCTTTGCACCGACCTTTAATGCAGGGAAATTGATTCGTACCCAAGCATCTTTTGGAACATTGTCAAAATCGCTCCACTTGGTCGCATCAATTATCTTCTCGTTACTCTTTTCAAGCCTACCAATTATATCATCTTCGTGCCAACGGGTGAACACTATTATCTCTTGGGAATCATTATGCAAACGAGTTCGCACAACAGTGGTAAACCAACGCCACGCCTGCTCTCTAATCAAGGCACTATTGGCTTCGTCAAAATCCTTGTAAACATCGTCCAAAATAGATATATCAACAGATTTACCAGTCAATGCTCCACTACGACCTACTGCCCTAACGAATCCTTTGTGTCCCACTGGCTCACTAACTTCGGAGTTACATTGGTACACGTTATCCATGCGGACTTTGCCGTTGTTGAAGAACGTGTTGGGAAAAACAGCCTTATATGCCTCAGAGTTGACTATTCGCTGAACATCCCTATTGAAACTCTTTGCTTGGTCTGCATTGTAGGAACAGATGGCAATCTTGTAGTCGGGATTCAGTCCCAATAGGAAGGCAGGCAAGGCTCTTGTACTTCCTTGCGAATTGTGTGTAGGCACGAGTTCAAATCCTGCAAGGTACATACCGCCTTCCACTTGGATGCAATTCACTTGTTCAAGGCAATTCTCGCTCGTGTTGGTGATAAAGAACTTGTTTTTATCCTCCCTATCTACCCTTGCTTTATTGTCTATTCTCTCTTGCTTTCGTGGAAGATGGAATATCTTATCCCCTTTATTGGGGTTGAAACATATTCTAACCTTTTCACCTACGCATCTGCCACCCATCATAGCCTTGTAGGTGTGTTTGGTAGGTTTATATCCAAGGGAACGGAGAAGCACATAGACATCCTCTGTGAGTTGTCCTTTCTTTTGTGTGAACTCACAAATACCTCGTTTATCAACGCAACCATCTGTGTCCATAAGACCACAAAGGAGTTCCCTTCTCTGCTCGGGGGAAGCAAGAAGATACTCCGAAGGTATATGCTTGTTGTTAATAAGACCATTAAGGCGAAGCAATCTTGACAGACCTTCTATATGGCATTTGAAGTAAGGGCTTTCGTGTCCCTTCGTAATTCTCCTTACATTACCAAATTGAAGCATATTCCAAGCATCTTCTTCTCCGCTACATATCCATCCTCCGCAAGAATAGCCATCCCCGAGCCAATGTCCAAGCAAGTAAGGGTCTATTGGTAGTTCTCTCTGTGGCATATCTATAACGGCATTCGCATAAGCAAATGGATTTCTCCTATGCCTTCTTGCAAAGATATTCTGCGTTTCTACCCTTTCCTTCCTTCTGCCCTTATGGTCATCGTGGTCGCACCACAATTCCCATTCGTGTTCGTGGGCTGCGATAAGACTGAATCCATCGGCAAAGTCCACATTCATAGTGTGCCACAAATAGTTTCCGCTTACCCACTCTATTCGCTTGGGCTTGCCATCTTCGCCAAAGACATAATCGCCCACCTCCAAATCTCCGTGCCGTTTCCAACCATTAGTAGTTAGAACTGGAGTGTCCACTTGGAGAGCCTTCCCGTGTTGCGGAGGGACGGAAATAATCAATCGCCTTATCTTCTTGTGGGCGAATCTATCCAACACATCGTAATAGACCTTGTGGAAGTTGGTTATCTCCATTTTGGGCATCATGTAGCGGGCAAAGGTAATGAACCTCTGCCTTGCCACGAACCTAACCACGCTTTCGGGGTTGGATTGGATTGCTTGCAGGGTTTTCTCGTCCATTAAATGAGAAACCAAAGGAAAATCCAGCACAGGACACCGAGGATGCCGTAGAGCCACTCGGGTTTGTCGCAAGGGTCATCCATATCTACGTCCTTGGTCTGCCCGCGCTTGTAGCCCAGCCGATATAGGACGTTGTGAACCGTCCATTCCATACCAAGGGAGAAATGGGAGCGGTCATCAAAGACAAGGGTGTTCTTACCGTCCTTCTCCTCAATCTCATTGAGAGCGGAGAATATCTTACACCTACGAATCTTGTAGGAATCGTTCACGTGAACGTTGTAGAGAGTAACTGAATAGTCCATGTTATTGTTCATCTATTGTTATGTTCCTTTTGTGCTCGTCCTGCATCTTGTCAGCGAGTTCCGACAGGGTGGAGAGGTCAACGTTGTTAAACTGATAGGCCACGACAGTGTTCTGCGGAACGTCATTACCCTTGCCGATGCCGAGCAAGTCCATCCTCTGACGTTGAAGATGGAGGAGCGTTTCAAGGTAGCGTGGGTCTCCTGCCATGCCGCCCCTCTCCTCGTACATTTGGTCTATCTCCTCTGCGGTCATGCCACGTTTCATCAGCGAGGCATACTCATTCGGACGAGGGAGTTTGGACTTCTCGAAGTCTTGGAGAACTATCCTCTCAATCTCCTCCAACCTCGCAAGGTCTTTGGCGATATAGGCATCTATATTCTCCATGTTCTCCCTTTTCCACTCTATCAGAACCTCCTGCACGTCCTTATACACCTGCTGGGAGGAAATATGGTAGCCCTTCTTCTCGGACAGGGCCTGCGCAATCTCACGATAGGTCTTGCCCTTGGCTAACTCGGCCACGGCATACCACACGTCCTGCTCCCTATCCAACTCCGTCCTGTGTCCTTGGCCTCCAACAATCAGTTGGGAGCGAGTAGCCCTCTCGGGGATTTGTTTATTGTTCATAGTATAACCCTTTTACTTTCGGGCAAAGTTACAAATCAGAATAAGAAAATGCAAATTTTTCTTGCTTTTTTCCGATATTTTACTTACATTTGCCGAGGATTAAAGGAAAAAGCCATGACAGACACACAGAAAACCAATGTTGCGCTCTGCGCACTTCTGCTCCTCCTGCTTTTCTTTGCAGGTACAGGTGCACTCGTAGGTTACTCCTTCGGCTGTGGTAACGGCTACAACAAAGCGGTTGCGGAATCTGCGGAAATGAAGAAGGGCACCCTCTCAGACTACCAAATCCTCCAACTCGCCCTCATTTACACCGAATCTGAGGGGAATCCGCTCGCGGTGGGAAAATCCGGGGACTGGGGTTTGCTACAAATCACACCTATCTATGTCAAGGAGGTCAATCGCATACTAGGAGAAGAAAAATACTCCCACGAGGATGCCTTCAACCCCGAGAAGGCCCTCGAAATGTTCAGCATCGTGCAGGACTACCACAATCCCGAGCATGACGTGGATGCAGGAATACGCCTGCACAATCGCGCCCCTTGGTATAGTCAGAAGGTTCTGAGAAACATCCAACGCATCAAGCAATATGAAGAATACCGTAACCTTGTCCAAAAATGACCTCGAAAAGGTTAAGACAGACATGTTCAACGCAGGCTATG